AAGTACCGATGTTTTAAATTCAGATAATGATTATTTTGATATTAATAAGAGAAAATTCACATTAGTACCTGCTGGTGGTTTTGATGGTTGGGACGTTCATAGAACATCACGTTCAAATACTGATGGTTTTGAATTATACGGTATGTTTGATGGTGTTGATGCTGATGCTGGTGAAAAACCATATAATGATTTTCAGGCATGGGAAACAGCAATTAATACATTTGAAAATGCTGAGGAAATTACAATTAATTTATTTGCAACACCAAGCATTAACTGGTCAGATAATAGTGTTCTTGTAAAGAATACGATTGAAATGATTGAAACAAGAAGAACTGACAGTTTATATGTTATTGATTCTCCCGATATTAATATTCCACAAGTAGTTGGTGAAGAAAAAAATGACGTTGTAGCATCAACAAAAATTGTAGGATTATTAGATGATGCTGATATTGACAGTAATTACGCATGTACTTATTTCCCTTGGATTCAAATGAGAGATACCCAAAATAATGTTAATGTTTATATTCCACCAACAGGTGAAGTAGTTAAATCAATGGCATTTACTGATAATAGTTCATTCCCTTGGTTTGCACCTGCTGGTTTAAATCGTGGTGTAACTAATGCAAGAAAATCTAAGTACAAGTTAAGTCAAGAAGCACGTGATGTGTTATATGTTGGCAGAATTAACCCAATGGCAGATTTTGCTGAAGTAGGTACTGCAATTTTTGGTCAAAAAACATTACAAAAAGCTGAAAGTGCATTGGATAGAATTAATGTACGTAGGTTATTACTTCAAATTAAAGTTCTTATTTCAAATATTGCAATCAGACTTTTATTTGAACAAAACGACCAATCAACTATTGACCAATTCTTACAAAAAGCAAATCCTGTTCTTGATACTATTAAGAGAGAAAGAGGTTTGTATGACTTCAGAATTAAAATGGATGATAGTATTAACACGCCTGAATCAATGGATAGAAATGAATTGTATGGTGAAATTTTCTTAAAACCAACACGTTCACTTGAATACATTGGTATTACATTCACTATCACTCCAAGTGGTGCTGCATTTGAAGATTTTGGTGCATAATATTAAAAACTTGTCAAATGTGAGAAGACCCTTTGGGGTTTTCTCACTTGACGAGAAATTAAATTAATAAAACTATGGCAAAGAAAAAGAAAGAAAAAAAAGAAGAATATTATTGGGAAGATAATTTGAATGTTCAAGAACTTCCTGAAGAAAATAAACTAGAAATTGAAGAACTTCCTGAAGAAGTTGAACCAGAAATTATTCCTGAACCAATTGTGGTAAAAAATGTACCACCAAAGGTAAATGAATTACATGGTCAAGCAAATTCAAGATTATTAAAAAGGATTGGTAAATAAAAATTATTCTTCAGTATTTATTAATAAAAATAATACACATATAAATTAAAAACAAAGATATGGCAAATCAAATGATAAGAGGCATTCCTATGGAATACGAACCTAAACGTAAAAATAGGTTTTTTGCAGAATTTTCTGATGAATTAGGAATTGAAGTATGGAGTGTACAAGAATTTAAAAGACCGTCAATGAATATTAATAGTGTTGAAATTAACCACTTAAACCACCAAAACTATGTTGCTGGTCGTTATACTTGGGAAGAAATGTCAATTACTTTCCTAGACCCGATAGGTCCTTCAACGTCACAAATTCTTATGGAATGGGTGCGTTTACATGCAGAATCTCTTACTGGTCGTATGGGTTATGCTGCTGGTTATAAGAAAAACATTTTATTAAAATCTCTTGACCCAACAGGTATTGAAGTTGAAAAGTGGACAATCGAAGAAGCAATGATTACTGGTATTGACTTTGGAGATAACACTTATGATGATGATGGTTTAACAAACGTCACATTAACAATTCAACCTTTCAGATGTATTCTTAACATGTAAGAATTTAAATAGTCCAATAAAAAAGCCACAAATTTGTGGCTTTTTTTATGTTGTTAATGAATTAATTCTATTTTCAATAATTTGATTTACATAGATTTCTCTATCATTAGTCTTAATTATTTTATATGTTGGGTTATTATGTGAAAACCAAACAAGATACGAACTTCCAATTTTTACATCAGTATTTCTTTGTATAATTTGTTTATACATTTCTAATTGAAGTGAATATATTTCTAAATCACAATCTTGTAATAAATATAATTCATTTTTTAAATATCTATTTGGCATTTCAAATGTCAAATCTTTATTAGTTTTCCAGTCCCATATTTGAAATTCTTTTGCTTTTATGTTATAAAATAACATATCCATCATTCCAGCAATCATTGATTCTTTATCATAAATTACTAATTCAGTTTTAATTGGAATTAATTTATTTACTGAATCTTTATGAAAATTATCAACGTGATTTTTTGTTATTTCATACTCTTCTCTAATTGGGTCAAATCCAAAATAATTAATAATTTCTTCTTCGGGATATTTAAATATTTTATTTAAAAATAAATTTTCGGCATAATCATGAATAATTGAACCTTTCATTGTGCCTTTATTGTTAATAAATTTCCAAGCACGTAATATTTCTTGTTTGGTTAACCCAAACTCATTTGCTTTATATTGTGCCCAATAATCTTCATCAAAATCATCCTGATATTTATGAATTAATGTTGTTACTGATATTAACTCATTACCATCCACATAATATTTATGCGGTTCATCAAAATATTTTAAATCATTAAATGATGTGAATAATTGATGTGGTATTTTTATTTCTGATAATTTCATAAACGCAAAGATAGTAATTATTTAATTAATAACTACATTCTTTTGAAGAATTTGTTCAAAATTTATTCGTTCAAGTTCATTTATTATTGCAGTTTTTTCTGCAGGAAGACCAGAATATCCGTGTATGTGATTAATTAATGCCCTTCTAATAATATTAAATGCTTCAACAATTAAATCCCCTCTACCAAGTGGATGTCCTTCATTAAATATTCTTTCTCTATCATTTTGTGTTAATCTAGCCGCCCTAAATTTAGGGTCACCTTGATGCGAAATTAATGCAATTTTATCTGACTGAATTATCGTATTACTATAAAACTCATCAGTGTTTGGACTTGGTTCATATATTAAGCTAATTTGTGCTGGATTTTTTGTGTTTAATTTTAAAATATCATTGTTTTCATGTTTTCCAGCACGAATATGTACTTCATTTAATTTTAAAATAATATCAGTATTTACTCTACCAACTATTGCAACATCATCTTTTTCTGGAAATACCCCATCTGCATCAGGAAACGTAGATGGTGCTTTATCAGGTTTAGTTAAACCCATATTAGTTGTTGATAATGCCGAAAATATAGAATCAAATTTAATTCTATGTGGTTGTGAAATAACAGGTCCTTCCCAGAAACGACTTTTTTGAGGATATCTTGTATCTTCAATAAAAACCCTAACCATTTCACCAACTTTAGGAAACACATGAAAAAATTTAGGAAGCATTGGATATGCCCAAGGTAAACTATTATTAGATGTTTTATTATCTAAATCTGGTATTCTTACTTTAATTCTACCACCATCAAGTTCATCATTAATAGAAATTACTTCACCATAATAAATTGTTCTGTTAACTTTATAATCAACAGAAGATTTAAATGGGTTTGATTTTTGTAATATGGGTTTATCTAATGGCATCTCTATTATTTAATTCTTCAATTAACGCAATATAATTTTTTTCTAACTCTTCTAATCGTTTAATTTTTTGATTAATTTCATTTGTTTTTTCAATTACATAATTATCAAATTCATATGTGTCATCAACAATTTCTTTTTTTAAATTATCATGTTTTTCTTTATTATCATTTAATAATTTAAGTAATTGTGTGTCAGTATGTTTAGTCAAATCAATCATTTTTTTATTGTATTACTCCATATCCTTTAGTAAATGTAATTGTTGAGCCAAACACCGTAACAGGTCCTGATGGTGATATACCCGCAGCACTTAATGATGTACCGGGTGGTACTGCAATCGTAATAATTGCTTCTTGTTGCAATGCTTTTATTATTTCTTCAATACGAATTCTTTCCATAATTTCATCAGGACTTATTGTTCCAGAAGGTAATACACCAACAGGAAGTCCTGCTTCACTTTTACGTGCAATAATTCGAGAAGCAATCTTGCTTGGTGATAATCCTGAACGTCTTGGCACACCAACTAAAATAAGCGGTGTGGGTACTGGTGGTACAGTACCTGCTAATGATAATGATATAATTTTATCAAAACCAGAAAGCATTGAAGAAATATTTGAATAATCAATTGCCATTATTTTAATTTCTTTAATTCTTTAACACTAATCCATTTCCAACCCAAAAAGAATTTTAAAAAAAACTTTCTAAACACATTGGGTTTGCTTGAAGTTGCTATTTGCGTCCCATAAATATCATTATCTAATAAATAAACACCCTCAATTTTTTTATTTAATTTTTGGTCTACAATCATAATCTAGTACTTATTAAACTTTTAATTATTCCAGTATATGAATTTATTTTTTCTTCAACAACCCTTTCTATAATAGGTTTTATGAATAACGATATTGCTATTGCAATTATATTATAAATATGTTCATTTAAAAATTTAAGCAATTCTTTAATAACACATTTAATAAACGTTTTAAAATTTTGAATATCTATTGCAAAATCAGAACTTAAAACTGATATTCCATTATTTTCAAAAGCACTTACAATTCCCATTAACATTCTACCTTGTGGTGTTGCTATCAATGCTTTAATAAACATTAAATATATTGCTTTAATTATTCTTGAAAAAAAACCATCTTTAATTGTTTCCGAATTATTTTCCAATATTTCATCATTATCAACAAAACTATCATTAATTGTGTTTTTTATTTCATTACCAACAATAAATGGGTCAGTAGAACCACTAATTCTTGAAACTACTTCTGAAAGTTTTTCAAAGGTTAATGTAGCACCAATAATACCACATCCCATATCATAATTTAATACACCATTAGCAATTTCATCACTTTTATTGAGTAATTTTTCATATTCTTTATTGCTAATTGTTAAATTTTCTTCTTCAGCAATAATTTTATTTAATAATAAATCAATTTTTAATTCGTTTACAATTTCTTGTTGTGTTTTATTTTCTTTTGATGTTATTGTACCATACATCATATTTAACACATTCGATATTATTTCTTTTTTATCAATTATTTGTGTATTATCAATATAATCAATAAGCCATGACCCAATATTACCACTATTTAAAGTTGATTTTACATTAATTGTATCACTAATTTCATTATATTTTAATGATAAATTACCAAAATTTAAAAAAGTTCCAGAATTTAAAATTGCATCATATGCTACTTTATCAAATGTATTTGTATTATCAGAATATAATAAACTTCCAACGTCTGAATTAGGATTTATTTTTAATTTACCTGAAATATCAATATTTTTTAATGGTATTTCAAATCCATTTCCAGAATTTTGAAATTCTACTGGTAATAAATCCCCAGCATTTCCTTGAATAACAAGATTTTTTACAGCATCTTTTATTTTTGGTTCAACTTCATCAAGAAATTCAGTAAATAAATCACCAGTTAATTCAACTAATGCATCACTACCTTTAAGTGATTTTAAAATATCAATTAAAAAGGGTAATGGGTCTTTGCTATTATTAATTGATGAAAAAGAATTTCTTAACTCAGGTAAATTACCAATTTGTTGCTGCATTGAACTATATGCACCAATAGTAGTAAAAATCTTCCTTTTATTCTCAGATAAACTCATTATTTTTTATTTTTACTTTCAATTTCGTTACGAACCATATTTAATAATTCGTTTCGTCTTTCAGTGCTAATTTCTTTTTGTTCTTCATTATCATTACCGCTACCTTCAGAGTTTTTATCTTTAAAAACAACTTCTTTTAAATATTTTAAAAGCATTATTTTTTGGTCTTGGTTTTTTGCTTCAGCACTAATAAGTTTAACAATTTGGTCACCAATTGCTTGAATCTCACCACCTTCTTTTACCTTTTGTTCCCATTTAGTAAATAGTCTCGTGATTTTTGCCCTAATATTGTGTGAATCATCATATATTTCCTGAAGAAGTTTATTTACACTTTCTTCATCAAATTTTAATTTTTTTCTTACTGGTCTTGCCATGATTACTTATTTTATTATAAATACCAAACAATACAAAAATTTGTTAATCATTTAAATAATCATCCTTTTCTTCAAAATATATATCTTTAAATGGTTTAAGTGCAATTCGAATTTCTTTTGTAGTTAATCCAGTTTGTTCTTTTAAAAAAAAGAGTATTTTATTTTTTTCATATTTATTTGTAACTTTTTTTT